ATATGAGATCCAGAGTGGAACACCTATTTTATCTTCTCAATCGGCAGAAAGAAGTGTTGGTGAATTATCAAAGAAATCTGTTTTTCGCTATTTTGATAGTGGTTCAGCGGCAGTTTATGGAAGTTTTACCGGATTTCGTCGATCTGGGAAATCCCGTGTTGAAATGACTCCATTAGTACCATATTTGGATAAAGAAGGTTACAAAATAAGATTTGGACCACCTGTTATGCAAGGTTGGGAACCATGGCGTATAGCAGCACAAGATATGATTAAACCAGTTACTGAAATTAATGGTGATATTCTTAAACAATGTGTACAATCATTTTGTGCAGATATTATGAAGAATTTATCTAGTGAAGATCTAAATGCACTCCATGTTTATGATGATTTCACTTCAATCAATGGAGCCCATGGTGTTGCTTATGTTGATAAGATCAATCGTAGTACATCAGCAGGGAATCCTTGGAAATGCTCTAAGAAGAAATTTATGACAGCTATACCTGAGATGTATGGAATGCAGCACCCTGTAGAGGTTAGTGATGAAATTATGAATCGAGCAAAAAATATTGTTAAACTTTATCAGAAAGGTGAAAGAGCTTATCCGAACTTTTGTGCTCATTTGAAAGATGAACCTGTTGCTTTTAAAAAGATTAAAATGAAAAAGACAAGAGTTTTCACGGGTGCTCCATTTGATTGGACTATTGTCGTGAGAAAATATCTGTTATGTACAATTCGTTTGATTCAAAATAACAGATTCACTTTTGAAGCTGCACCTGGTACAGTTGCACAATCATATGAATGGCACCAGATGTATGAATATATTACAAAATATGGTTCCGATCGTATGATTGCTGGAGATTATAAATCTTTTGATAAAAGGATGTCTCCACATTTTATTTCAGCAGCTTTTGATATATTGATAACTCTTTGTAAAAATAGTGGTAACTATGATGAAGAAGATTTATTAGTTCTTGAAGGGATCAAAACTGATGTTGCATTTCCACTTGTAGATTATAATGGGGATTTAGTCCAATTTTATGGATCAAATCCATCTGGACATCCTTTGACTGTTATCATAAACAGTTTGGTGAATTCATTGTATATGAGATACGCATATCATTTACTAAATCCGGACAGTGAAGTTACAAGTTTTCGCGATAATGTTAGTTTGATGACTTATGGTGATGATAATATAATGAGTGTTTCAAAAAATAACAGTTGGTATAATCATACTACTGTTTCTGCAGCTTTTGCAACCATGGGTATTGTGTATACTATGGCTGATAAAGAAGCGGCTTCAATACCATTAATCAACATCAAAGAATGTTCTTTTCTTAAAAGAACTTGGGAATATGATGATGAAGTGAAAGCTTATTTGGCACCACTTGAGCATTCTTCGATTGAGAAGATGTTAATGGTGTGGGTTCGTTCTAAAACCATATCAAGAGAAGAACAAATGTTGGCAGTTATATCTTCTGCTGTACGAGAATATTTCTTCTATGGAAGAGAAGTGTACGATAAAAAGATTAAACTACTGAAAGATGTAGTTAATAAAGTAGGAATCGAAGATTGGGTCTTGGATTCTACTTTCCCAACTTTTAATCAATTGATAAAAGAATTTTGGGACAATTCAAAGCGCGTTTGCGGTGAATCACTATTAGCGCTTGAAGCAGATCTTTAAGATCAACAAGGTGTTTAATCTACCATCTATAACCAACTAAGATTAATAAAATGCAGTTACTGCGCACAATAAACTAAATGTACTTTCATATCATTGTGCGAGTGTGGGTATTTTATTTAACTCTACCAGAGCGATCCTCAAAATCTCTATTTAGAGAAGGGTTTGGTTGAACCCAATAGAAATGTACAATTTTGTTATACTGTATGAGTCTACAATAACAATCTTAAAACTGACTTGCGACCGATTTTAATAATTATTAT